AAAACCTCCGGCGAAGCCGGAGGTTTTGGCGTATTTGTAGTTTTTGGCCACCTTTGGTGTCGTATTACTCCCACTCCGCTACTGAAATCTTATCCATACTGTATTCAGCAGCTTTGTATTATTTTTATTCTATATGCTGTATCTATTTTACGCTTTATTTTCGTGGTAAAGTGGTATAAGCGTCGTTTCAGCATCGCATCGAAAGAAAGGCGGTGAAGAATATGTCAGAATCCAGAGAAGAAATGCTGCACTCCACAGCGAAGGCTCGCGAACAGGTAATGATTGACCGGCTGTTAGAGTCTTTTTACAAGCACAAAGATGAAATCCTAAAGGCAACACAGGAGAAAAAGGATTAACCCCTAAATATCACATCGTTATGGTATGCCAATGCCTCTTTATTGGGATAAAACCTTTCAGGCAAAATAATTGTCTCACCTTCAAGGTCAATGAGCCATCGCTTTGTAAAGCTATCCTCCTGCTCTCGCACCTGCGTTGACACATGGATTTTATAATCTGGCGTTACCGTAATTAGCCCACCGTCAAACGCTTTATCATAAAAGGTATTGAGCAGCAGTCCATTTGTGGGGTCGGTTCTCTCTGAGGTCGTGCGGCAACTCCGGAACGGTTTGATATGACTTGCAACAAGCATGGCCGGCAAGGTCATGCCGGAGATACAGCAGGCGTTTTCATAAGACGCAAAAACAGATGCTCGGAAGAAGTGACGCTCTCGGCTCACTCTGTTTTTATCTGTTAGCGAGGATAGGGGCTTTGCGCCATTTATTGGGTTTGCGTCGAATAATGCGAGCCCGGTTAAAGATTCGGCTTGTACGCTGAGCGTGCCCCAATCATTTTTGAATTCGTCGAAAATCAATCGGTCCGCTTTCGCAGCATGAGTTGCGCCCTTGACCTTTGAATTAGGGTCAATAGCCGCAAAGTTTTTCATACGCACAACAAGAGAGCTGACAGAGTGGGAAAATCCATCAGCGACCTGCTGTATCAACTTATTTGAGGGGCGCATATCGTTCAGCGGTGTTATACAGTATAGCGCATAGGCAACGATAATGTCCTCTCGGCTCCATGTTACACGTTCGCCCATAGTTCAAAGTCTCCGAATTATAATGCCATTATAAACCTAATAGTTCTTTCTTTTTTGCATCAAACTCGGAATCTGTGATTGCTCCCATATCCAGCAACTCTTTATACTTTCTTATTTCATCCGCTGGTGATACGCCACTTGAAATCGATGAATGGTTTTTGCTGAGAATATAATTCACAAATGCACTAAAATCATCGGGTTCAGCTGCAATTTTAAGGTCAACTGTTTGACCGCCACCGAGAACCAGAGACAACTCTCCTTTTAGATAGGTAGCGCTCGTAATAGACGAGTAGTTATAGACATCAGCGAAGTACAGCGTACCAAGTTTACGCCGGCCAAGGATAACTGCCTCATTGGTACACAGGGCACAGTTATTTGTATCTGCAGAAAGGTTAGAACAGAGAATACTATTTACTTCATCTTCGTTCTTGATGACTTTATAACGCATAGCAGTTTTGAGTATCTTTTGAGCCTTTTTATCAAAAGCGGCATGATTTGCGTAATACATCGTTACACCTCGATTCTATAAATTCTATGTTGTAATTATACCGTGTAGGGCGATTTGTGTCAATTATTAGAGCCACCCGTGTCAAGCTATTTCCAGCCTTCCTTGATAATGACATACCATGTATGCGTACTATAATTTTAATTGGAGGAAGCATACATGACAGCAGAAACTATCAAGCAACTGCGTGAAGCACGAGGTTGGACACAGGCGGAATTAGCAAGAAGGCTGAACATTTCAAGAAATGGCGTTAATACATGGGAGCAGGGACTGTCCATGCCGTCCCCGCACTTTCTGGTTGAGCTTGCCAAAATATTTTCCGTTTCCACCGACTTCCTGCTTGGCGTCGAATCACTACATACTATCAATGTTTCGGACCTTTCCGCAAAAGATGTGGCAATGCTGACAGACCTTGCGGACCGACTGAGAAGTGTTTAGGAGAGTGCTGCTGTCGTGGTAGCGCTCTCCTATTTCTATGAAAGAGGTGGAACCTATGAAAAAGCGTTTAACAGCAATACTACTTGCCCTTGTCCTAATGATGGGGCTTACAACATTTGCCGCCGCTGAGGAAGGCATTCCAACCGCTGCGACATTCGATGAACTCGTTGCCGCTATGGAAAATGGCGCTACTACTGTCGAGATTACGGGTACAATTAGTGTAACCGGCAATCTGGGGAACAATGATGTTACTATCACATTGACCCGGTCAGCGGACTTTGCGGACGGTGCTTTGCTTCAAATCGAGCAAGGGGAAATCAAGAACTTAATAGTCAGTGGTGCGGACATAGATACCGAAAGCCCATTAGCCATAATCAGCGGAAGTTGCCTTATTTCAAATACTGCATTCACAAATTGTACTGATAGCGCCGTTGTAATAACAACCGGAACGGCAATGTTTGAAAACTGCTCCTTTGAGGACAATTCAGGTACTCATATTACCAATGACGCAGAAGCAGTCTTTACTAAATGCAGTTTCTCTGATGGACAGTCGAAAGACAACGGTGGTGCCATTAGAAATACAAAAACTCTGCAATTACAGAACTGCACCTTTGCCCAAAACGGTACAAGTGTTGATTCTGAACTATGCGGCGGTGCCATATATAATGCAGGACAAATGTATGCCTACAAATGCACTTTTACCGATAATACTTCAGGACAGGGCGGTGCTCTTTATAATGTTGGCAGTTCCGAACTTATAGAGTGCACTTTCACAAATAATTCTGCAAATATCGGCGGTGGAATATATAGTACCGGCACTATGCGAACAATCGACACCCTTATATATCAAAACACCTCTATTGAGGCGGCCGCAGATATTTTTGCGTCAAATCCGATTACTGTTTCGTATAACGAGGAGTATGCGTTTCCTGAATCGCCGAGCGGTTGGCATAGCGACAGCTCCGATAGCCGTAAAGGTGAAAAACTCTTTGATACCTCCTTTGAGGGAGTCGGAAGCCTTGTGTTTCTAATGGAGTCGGACTTGCCCGCCAAGGAATCAGACCCGCCCGCTGTTGACCCAACGCCAACTCCTACGCCCGAACCTGAACCGGAGCGCCCGACCGTTCGCCCTTCGTCCTCTGGCGGTCATCATACTACTGCCGTGAATAAGCCGATTAAGCCAACTCTTGATAAGGCCAAAACTTTATATTTGAGTGGCTATTGCGACGCCGTTCCAAATGAGAATATTACCCGCCGACAGGTCGCACATATTCTCTATAACCTTATGAGCGCGGAGAGTCAGAAACATTATGCCAGCAACGAGAACATATTTATTGATGTCAAAGACGATACGGCGATTGCAGCATTAGCAAAGGCAAAAATCGTTTTGGGGTATGACGAGCATTACCGCCCTGACGCATACTTGACACGTGGAGAACTGTGCGCCATACTCAGCCGATTCTCCGATTTGAAAAGCGGGGCAAGTTCATTCCAAAATATCGAGCACCATTGGGCAAGGGACTATGTAAATATCTGCGTTTCAAACGGGTGGATTGCTGACGGAACAGAGATTGACCTAAACAGCTATATTACAGTAAAGGTTGCCGCTAACATTATTGAAAAAATGCTATAAATGCGAAAACCGGTCTGCTATGCAGGCCGGTTTTCTTGCTGTGGGACTCCACGGTCTCCCGTATCACACAATAACCAACTCCGAGGGTAAAACCTAAGGGCCTACTATATAAAACCCGATACGGTCAATTATGGGCTTGCGCCGATTTCTCGGATTTCACAGACATAAATCTCAATTAAGCTGCTGTCAGCGCAACTTAGGGTTATCGATTCCGGGTCCGGCTCGTTATCCTGTTCACTGGTCCAGTCAATCCATACGCCGGTTACTTTGATACCGTCTTTACATATTACGGTTACCTGCCTATCAAGCAACCCCAAATACTTCGCCATATCCATGGTGCTGCTTTCGTCAATGACATCAAACAATTCTGGCAGGAAAAGGTGGGTTTCATCAGGCTCGGTCATAATGCGATAAAAGTCTCCCTCGATTGAAAGGACTTCCCGAACTGCCCCCATCGGTAAATCTTCAAGGCTGACACCGATATATTTTACTTTCACCTTTTCACCCCCTACCGGAATTATTATATCGAACCGCTGCTAACTTGTAAATGCGATTGCAGCAGTAGCAGCGGTTCTCCCCATTTTGCTGCTGCAAACCGCTGCATGAAAAAGCCTTTGTTATCAAGCCTTCCAACGCATTTGCAGCGGTTGCAGCGCTTTTTATAGTGTTTTATAAATCGCAAGAAATCAAAGAATATAATACCCCAGTTGGGTATCATATTCCTTATTTTATAAAATGTTTAACCTATGTGAAAATCCGCTGCAACCGCTGCGCCCAGCCTCCGCTTTATGCGGGGGTTCGTTTTTGAAAATACATTTTTTGATAAATTCTTGCAAGGATTTGCTCATTATCTACCTATCTTTGCCGCCGGGTGACACTCTTTTGTCTTTTATGAGTAAAACCTTGCCAATCGCCGCTTCTTTATGTCCTGCAAGCCACTAAAGTTCACATTTACAGTACAATATATACGCGATATAATACAGATAACAACAATATATAGTGTATTTGAAAGTGAGGTTGACCATATGCAGTATGACGGACTACTGACGATAGCGACAGGGAGCTCTCGTCGGTGTACGAATTGGAAAAACAAAAGAATACTGTGGTCCGACCTTGCCGCTAAGCTCTCCAATGTCACGAGGACACAGGAAACGCAAGCAGAGTATGAGCGGATGCCGAAAGATGAGCGGGACCGAATTAAAGATGTCGGCGGCTTTGTAGGCGGTAGCTTAAGAACAAACCGCAGAAAAGCGGATTCCGTATGTGAGCGGCAACTAATCACACTCGACCTTGACAATGTTCCGCAAGATACGGACCCTTGGCCTACTGTTACTCTTGCCCTCGGCTGTGCTGCAGTTCTTTACAGCACACACAGTCATACGCCGCGGAGTCCTAGACTGCGCCTTGTGCTACCGTTGTCTCGACCTGTATCGCCTGATGAATATGGGGCAATTGCCCGCAAAATTGCAGAGGACATCGGGATTGATATGTGCGACGATACGACTTATCAGCCGCACAGATTGATGTATTGGGCCAGTGCTGCAACGGATGCGGAGTTTCGCTATGAAGTTGAGGACGCTCCTTGGCTTGACGCGGACGAACAGCTTTCTCGCTATGCCGATTGGCACGACCCCACACAATGGCCCGTGTCAAGCCGCAAGGCGAACGAACCCCGCCGACTGGCTGACAGGCAGAGCGACCCTACTGAAAAGGGCGGTATTGTCGGAGCATTTTGTAAAGTGTTTTCGATAGACGATGCGATTGACGAATTTTTACCTGATAAGTACAGCAAATGCAGCGACGGACGCTATACCTACCTTGGCGGCTCTACATCTGGCGGTCTGGTTGTCTACGATAACGGTAAATTCGCATTCAGCCACCACAGCACAGACCCGACTTGCGGCAAGCTCTGTAATGCTTTTGACCTTGTTCGCATTCACCTATTCGGTGACGAGGACGAAAACACAGCCCCCAACACCCCGGCAACAAAGCTCCCTTCCTATAAAAGTATGTGCGATAAGGCTCTGTCTGTTCCCGCCGTGCAGCAGGAACTAAAGGCAGAGCAGTTAAGCTCAGTAGTCGCAGTTTTTGATGACGCAGAGAATACAGAATGGGTGCAGGCGCTTGAAATCAACCCGAGAACCGGAAAGCCTGCGGCAACTGTAGACAATGTGTTCCTAATTCTGACACACGACCCACGCTTAAAAGGCCGGTACTACTATGACGAGTTCAGAGCTCGGCCTATTGTGTGCGGCGCCCTTCCTTGGGACACTTCTTCCCATAGGGTATCTGCTTCATGGCTTGATACCGATGACGCAGGATTGCGATGGTTACTGGAACGCGATTATAAAATCGACAGCGCCCCGAAGGTGCGAGATGCCGTAGACCTTGCCATTGACAGCAATAAAATTCACCCTGTCCGTGATTATCTACACTCCCTTGAGTGGGACGGTCAACCGCGTGCGGAAATGCTGTTCATTGACTACCTCGGTGCAGAGGATTCCAGATATACCCGCGCCGTTACACGGAAGGCCCTTATTGGCGCTGTGGCACGAATCCTCCGCCCCGGCTGCAAGCATGACCACATGCTCGTTCTTGTTGGACCGCAGGGGTGCCGTAAATCCACCACTTTGGCAAAACTCGGTAAACAGTGGTTTTCTGATTCGCTCTATACCATGACCGGCAAGGACGCTTACGAGCAGTTACAAGGAAACTGGATTATAGAGCTTGCGGAAATGGCGGCAACCCGCAAAGCTGAAATTGAACAAATTAAGCAGTTCGTTTCAAAACAGGAAGATACATACCGCGCGGCCTATGCTCGACGGACGCAATCACACCCTCGGCAATGTGCGTTCTTCGGTACAACAAATGACGATGAGTTCTTACGAGACCCCACAGGCGCCCGTCGTTTCTGGCCCGTAACCGTTACGAAAGCGGGTTGCGTTAATGGGGACAAGCTGACACCCGAAATCGTGGACCAAATCTGGGCTGAGGTCGTTACCTATTATGACAACGGGGAAACATGGTATCTCGACAACGAGGTTGAAGAAATCGCCAGAAAGGTTCAGTCGGAGCATACGGAGACAAACGGCAAACTTGGTCTGATTGAGAACTTTATTGAAACGCTACTGCCTGCTGGTTGGGATACTTGGGACCTTGACAGGCGGCTTATGTTCTGGAGCGGCGGATTTGGTCCAGAGCAGAAAGGCACAATGCGTCGGACCCGCGTATGTGCGCTTGAAATCTGGCAGGAGCTTTTCAAAGGCGACCCGAAAAACTACACCACACAGCACGCAAGAGAGATTACCGGACTGCTGAAAAGTCTCCCCGAATGGAGTATGACAACAGCTACAAATTGCGGCGCTCTTTACGGCAGACAGCGCGGATTTATAAGGAAAGAGAGGTAACACCATGAGAATCGACAGAATTAAACTGATTGTCCTAATGGCCGAGCGTGATATGACGATTGGCCGCTTGGCGGAGTTGAGCCGACTTTCGGTCTCCACAATCTGCCAAGTTAAGGCAGGAAAGTCCTGCACACCGAAAACAGGTGCGGCAATCGCCGCAGCCTTGGGCGTTCCAGCAGGCGAAATTGAATCGAGGTGAGGGAATGTCCGATGTTGTTCGTGTGGACGAGGTAATGACCCGCCTCGACTGTTCAATGGGGAAAGCCTATAAAATCATCAAGACACTCAATGACGAGTTAAAACGAAAAGGCTATATCACGGTAGCCGGTCGTGTTCCCCGCTCCTACTTTGAGCAAAAGTGTCTGTTGGAAAGGAAGTGAGAAAATGCAGCGAGTAACCTACTATGACAGTACACTAAAGCAATATGTTTTGGTTGGAAATGAACACGATACGCTAACTGCGCTCGGCAAGTTAGAGGATTCCCTTGAAAAACTGGAACCCAAAACCTTTGGGGAGTTTATGACAAGATTTCGGCAGCGGCGCGGTGTATCTCAAACGTCATTTGCGGCAGCTCTCCATATCAGCCGTGATACTGTTAAAGCGATTGAAGCAGACAAAAATACTCCGTCTTATGAAACCCTGCTTGCGATTACAGATGTGTATAATATTCCCCTTGATACTTTGCGGTTTGCTTTTCGGCGTTATGCCTTCCACCTCAAAGACGAGGCAATCGACTACATGATAGACCGGCAGGACAGCCAGCTTATTGAACCGACTATGTACCGCAATATTGGCGCACTGCTGCAATGTGAACGCCGGTTTATATCAAAATCCCGCAAGCAGCTATCTGATATGAGCGGAATCTCCACTCCCATGATTGCTAAATATGAATCCGGCGAGGTTGATATTGCATGGCCGGTATTGCGGCAATTCGGTATGTGCGTAGATTCTGAGCGTTTACTGGAAGTATGCCAAAAGCTGAAAAATCGTGCAGAAAGAAGGAGAATGATGATATGACCGTTCGAGAAATATATAGACTCCGCCATCAAAAGGCGGTCGGATTCAATAGAGCACGTAGCCGTGTAATTGAGCAACTTGTAGCACAGCGCGGCGAATGTACTGATACCGCAATCTTTGCGGCACTCCGTGACGAACTGGCTCGCATTACAGCAGATGAAGCACAGATGAACGCTGAAATGAACACATTACTGCGTGCGTCTTTGGCTGATATGGGAATTGACACGCAGATTGCCGAAGGAGTATTTCTCCACCCGAAGGCGCGCATTTATGATTGTTGTGAGGGTATCGGGTGGTTTGTATCAAAAAGTCTTGATTCTCCGCAAGAGGTCAAAGCACAACAGAATGTTTTAAGAAAGGCAGGTATTGAAAATGACATTTGAAGAACTGAGGGCTGAGGCACAGAAGGCTTATAAGGAAGTTCTGGCGGCTGACGAGGAGCGGAAAAACGATAAAACGATTGCTCGTTTGTCCGAACTTTATGTTGAATCCTATGTCAACGAAAAGCGACGTGAGCGTGACGCTGCTTTTAGGGAATATGTAATTTCCTGCGTAGAGGAACTTAGAGAACTCGTTTCCTCAGTGATTACCGAAAAGCGAAATGGGCTTGACAAAATGCTTTCTACTCCACCGACGAGTGAACAGCTTAGTTTGCTGACTGCGCTTCAGGTGAGGGGCGAGGATATTAGCGAGGGAGAATTACGCAACCTCGCCGACCAATTCATGCCAAATTACCAAGCGGTAAAAGCCTTGCAGACTATCAGCAAGAAAAATGGTGTGCATTTTGCCTTACCTGAAAAATGCGATTACGAAGCATTGCAGGCAGCACTCAACTGGACAGAGAATTACCTGTCGGAGCGGCTTTGCGGTTTGCGTAATTTTACCGCACCGCGAAATCTGCATGCCTTTGACCGTTTGTTTTTCGGTGAGGGCTGGCGTGACCCTCACTATGATTCCCATGCGGTCAATCTATTTGATTAAATACCATGATAACAGAAAAAGAAGCCCGCAATATGCTCAATAGCTACAAATTACTCTCCTTGAGGGCAGACCTGCGGTATGAGAAAATCAGTTTTTATAAAAAGTACAATGCGGCGGGCGAGTATTGCGAGGTACTCGCCCGCCAAGCAAAAGAATTACTTGCTGCGCGAGATAACATCAACGCGGTGGTTGATTCTCTTGCCGAGCCATATAGGACTGTCCTGTACTTGCGTTTCATTGAGGGGCATACCGTTGAGAAAACGGCAGAAATAATGTTTTACTCCTATCGTTGGTTAATGAGATTGCAAGCTACGGCAATTCAAGAGTTCAGAAAGGCGGTGAACAAATGACCGAGAAACAGGAACGATTTATTGACGAATACATCATAGACTTCAACGCTACACGGGCGGCTATTGCTGCGGGGTATTCCTCAAAACGTGCGAATTCGCAGGGGGTTCACCTGCTCTCTATTCCTGAGATTCAGGCAGAAGTAAGGCGGCGCAAGGCGGAAATCTCTGCGGGACTACGAATTTCCGCCGAACGAGTACTGTGGGAAATGGCGGCACTTGGATTTTCCAACATTTTTGATTATGTTGAAGTCATAGACGGGGAACTTCGCCTAAAAGAACTTCCACCCGAAAAGCAAGGTGCCGTTTCCAGTATCAAGATTACAAAGAACGGCACGGAAGTCAAGCTACACGATAAATTGAAAGCGTTGGAATTCCTCGCCAAATATACAGGGCTAACAGACCATAAAGCAAATACAGAGACGCAAAATAATCTTTTTGAAATGATTGACGCTTGTGGTAAAAGCGCAAATTTTGATGATATTCCAGAACTCAATGGAGATTGGCAACCATAAACAAGCCTACGGTCTCCCACATCAAGTTTTCTTTCTTTTGGAGTATAAACCTACTCTGTAAAAACGGAACTGATATAGGACGCCGTAGGTACTCCAAATTCAGGGGCTCGCGAATCTTACTATTTGCGATAATATAGATAAAAAGGCAAAACAGGAGGCAAATGTTATGCCAGCATATAAGGACAAGGACCGCGGAACGTGGTATTGCTGTTTCTACTATACCGATTGGCAAGGGGAACAGCAGCGTAAAACAAAGAGAGGTTTTACTAAACAGAAAGACGCCAAAGAATGGGAACGCGCTTTTCTTGACAAATTGCAGGAAAATCCGCAAATGACAATGGCAAGCCTAATTTCTCTGTATAATACAGATATGGCAAGCCGACTCAGGGTGTCAACCATGAACAACAAGGAGCACCTAATAAGGACAAAGATTTTGCCTTATTTCGGCAAAATGAAAATCAGCGACATTAAAGCAACAACGGTTCGACAATGGCAAAATCAGCTCATGGGTGACGAGTACGCCGAAACATACCTAAAAGCAATCAATAATCAGCTTTGCGCGATTTTTAACTACGCCGTTAAGTATTATGGTCTAAAAGAAAATCCTTGTCATAAGGCGGGAAGCATAGGACGCAAGAACGCAAAGGAAATGCAGTTTTGGACAAAAGACGAATACATTAGATTTGCCGCAGCAATCGAGGACAAACCACAAATGCACTCAGCGTTTCAAGTCCTTTACTGGTGCGGCATACGGGAAGGCGAACTCTTAGCCTTGACCAAAGATGATATTGACTTTGAGGGAAACACCATAACTATCAATAAATCCTATCAGCGAATTGGCAAGAAAGATATTATTACGGAGCCCAAAACTCCGAAAAGCAATCGGATTATCGCTTTGCCGAATTTTCTTTGCGAAGAACTTAAAGAGTATATCTCACACATCTATGATAATGGGCGCATTTTCCCATTAACCAAGCATGCCCTATACAGGGAAATGATTCGAGGTAGCAGCCAGAGCGGAGTTAAAAAGATTAGAGTGCATGACCTCAGACATAGCCACGCCTCATTACTTATCGAACTCGGCTTTTCGCCACTCTTGATAGCCGAACGACTCGGCCATGAGAACATAGAAACGACCCTCAATACCTACTCCCATCTATACCCGCACAAGCAAGGAGAACTTGCTCAAACGCTGGACTCCCTGCTAAAAACCTGATTTCAGCGTCATAACAGCATCGCGGCTATCATTAAAAGAGCCCGAAAGCCTTGCAAACAAAGACTTTCGGGCTTTCTTCCATTTATTCCCACTCCACCGTTGCCGGCGGCTTGGAGGTGATGTCATAGCAAATTCTGTTGATGTGCTTCACCTC